GGCATCTTCTTCGGGCAGCAAGGCGTCGACGCCGGGCTGGCGGACAGCATCGAGACGCCTCAGGCAGCGATCAACCGAATTGCTGCGGAAGTGCGCGCATCGCGAGCCGAGCGTCAGAGCGGGAGCTCCCGACGTAGTGTGTCGGCCCGTGCGGCGGCAATGAATATGCAATCCATGATGTAACAGTCGCAAACAATCGGAATTCCACGATCAACGTCAGAGCGCGTTCGCGTCTCAGTTGAGCACTGCCACCTTCGGGTGGCATTTTTTTTAGGAGAAGGGTAAGTGAACATCAATGAACTCCGCCGCGAACGCGCTGCCATCAACCAGCGTGTTCAGGCGCTGGCCCAGATCGAGTTGGGCGGCACCGCATTGTCGGTCGAACAACAGGCCGAATTCGACCAGCTCAGTTCGAAGTTCAACGATCTGACTGCGCAAATCGAGCGCGCGGAAGCCGCGGAGCGCATGGCCGCCGCCGCCGCAGTGCCGGTCGATCCGACGCCGGCAGCAGTCACTGCGCCGGCTTCGGCGTCCGTGCCCGCGCAGCCGAAAGCCCCGGAAATCAAGGGCGCGAAGATGGCGCGCATGGTTCGCGCGCTCGCTGCAGCGCGTGGCGACGCGCAGCTCGCGTCGAAGATTGCAATCGAGCGCGGCTTCGGCGAGGACGTCGCCATGTCGCTAAACACCCTTTCGCCGGGCGCGGGCGGTGTCCTGGTGCCCGAGAACCTGTCGAGCGAGGTGATCGAACTGCTGCGCCCGAAGTCCGTTGTCCGGAAGCTCGGCGCTCGTACGCTGCCGCTCTCGAACGGAAACATCACCATCCCGCGCCTCAAGGGCGGCGCGATCGTCGGTTACATCGGCGCCGACACCGACATCCCGACGACTCAACAACAGTTCGACGATCTGAAGCTCACGGCGAAGAAGATGGCCGCGCTGGTGCCGATCGCAAACGATCTGATCAAGTACGCCGGCGTGAATCCGAACGTCGATCAGATCGTGGTCGGCGACCTGACATCCGCGATCGGCGCGCGCGAAGACAAGGCCTTCATTCGCGACGATGGTACGGCGAACACCCCGAAGGGTCTGCGCTTCTGGGCGATTCCCGGCAACGTCATCAAGACGAGCGACGGCGCGACGCTGCAGAAGATCGAAACAGACCTCGGCAAAGCCATTCTCGCGCTCGAGAACGCGGACGCTAATCTGACGCAGCCGGGCTGGATCATGGCTCCGCGCACATTTCGCTTCCTCGAAGGCCTGCGTGACGGGAACGGCAACAAGGTCTATCCGGAACTCGCCAACGGCATGCTCAAGGGCTACCCAGTCGGCAAGACGACGCAGGTGCCGATCAATCTCGGTGAAGCTGGCAAGGAGTCGGAAATCTACTTCACCGACTTCGGCGACGTGTTCATCGGCGAAGAAGAAACGCTGGAAATCGACTACAGCAAGGAGGCGACCTACAAGGACGCAGACGGCAACATGATCAGCGCGTTCCAGCGGGACCAGACGCTGATCCGTGTGATCGCGAAGAACGACTTCGGCCCGCGTCACGTCGAGTCGATTTCAGTGCTGGCCGGCGTGACCTGGGGCGCGTAAGCGAAGTCGCAATCGTGCGGCTTGATCCGTCGTGATCGGGCTGCCGTTCGGAGAAAAATATGAAGGTGATCAAGTTCAAGCGGCATTACGCCCAGTACACGCCCGGCGATATCGCGGGGTTCGAGGACGCGTACGCAGACCGGCTCGTCGATGCTGAAATCGCGGAGGCATCCGCGCCGGAATCGAAGGAGGCGAAAGCCTCGCAGAAGGCCGACACGGGCAAGCCCGCGGCAAAGGGGTAATCCCAGATGGCTGCTGTTCTCGTCGAATACCTGGACGACACGGAGCCGCTTACCTTCGAGGACGTTGCGATTCAGTGTCGAATCGATGACGACGAAGAACGGGATTTCATCGAGCGCACGGTGATTCCCGGTGCGCGCCAGGCGGCCGAACGGAAGTCGGGGGCCGCAATTCGAAAAGCTCGCTACTTCGAGCGGCTGGCGGGCTTCCCGGTCGGTGACTTTCCGCTGTCGGTCGGTCAAGTGCTGCGCGTCGACAGCATCGAAATGCGCGACGGAACCGGCATGGCGTCGACACTCGACCCGAAAGGGTATGAGCTTGTCCAGCTCGGGCGCGAAACGTTGTGCGCGCTGCATGGTGCTACTCACTGGCCGAACGCGCGGGCAGTGACGATCACGTATCAGGCTGGTGTCGACATCGAAAAGCATCCGTCGGTGCGGTCGTGGATGCTGCTTGCGGCTGCATGGGCCTACGACCACCGCGAGCTGTTCTCAGAGGGGCAAGCAATCGCACAGATGCCAGATGGCTATGCGGACCTCCTGCTCGATTCGATCACCGTTCCGCCGAGGTTCTGATGAAAGCCGGAAAACTGAAAGAGCGAGTCGTCATCGAGCGGCCGAGCGGGGAAGAAAACGAGAACGGCGAACCGTTGCCGGGGGCGTGGGTCGTGCATTCGAAGCCGTGGGCCGACGTGCTGTTCGTGAACGGAAAGGAACACGTCATCTCCGGCGCGATTCGTGGCTCGACCGTCGCCAGCATGCGCATTCGCTATCGAGCAGGGATCGACGAGCAGATGCGGGTGCGTTACGACGGCAGGCTGTACGACATCACGGCGGTGCTGCCCGCTCGGACTCGTGGTTATCTGGACCTGTCGGTCAAAGTGGGAGAGAAGTATGTCTAGTGTCCAGATTCTCGGACTGGCTGACCTGCAGGCCGACTTCACGAAGCTGGCGAAGTCTCAGTCGACGAAGGCGCTCCGACGCGCAACTTTGGCCGGTGCCAAGGTCATTCGTGACGAGGCCCGAGCGCGCGCACCGAAGAAAACGGGGAAGCTCAAGCGGAACATCGTTTCGGCATCCCTGCGACAGAAGGAGTCGCCCGGTGTGGCGACTGCCGGCGTTCGCGTTCGAGCGAAGGGGAAGGAGGATTCGCCGACCAATGCGTTTTACTGGCGATTCGTCGAACTTGGTACGCAGAACATGAAGGCCGAACCGTTCATGCGGCCGGCGTTCGACGCGTCGATCGCTCAGGCCGAGGGTGCGATTCGAACGGAGATCGCGCGTGCAATCGATATGGTTATCGGAGGTGGGGCTTGAGCGCGCTCGTCATTCGCGACGCGATTGGAACTGTAGGCGGCGCAAAGGGCTACGTCGGCGTCGCCGGTTCGAAGGCGACGTCGCCGTATTTCGTTGTGTCTCGCGTGAGCGGCGAGCGTGATATCGCACTCGGCGGGGCGACCGGTGGAAAGTCGGGAATGTTTCAGATCGACGTGTACGCGAGCACCTACACGGAGGCCGATGCGCTGGCCGATCAGGTCATCGACCGGGCGTCGTCGAGCGGGAAGTTCGCCGTTGGCGGCGTCAGTGAGTTGCCCGATGATTTTTCGAGCGATACCGGGGATTTTCGGGTGAGCCTGGAAATATCCGTGCAGTTCTGATCGATTCATTTGCTGTTTGGCCCGCCAAGTGCGGGCCTTTTTCATTTAGAGGGGCTTATGGCCGAGAAAAGCAAGCGCATCAAGGCGCAAGGAACGAAGGTGGAAGTGTCGAAGACCGTGTCGACGAACCTCGACGACAAGACGCTCGTCTTTGTGGATCTCAACACGACGGGGAAGTCGATCCAATGGCAGGGTGGTCAGTCGTCGGAAATCGATGCAACGACCCTCGCGAGCGAGGAAAAGGAATACGAACTGGGTCTGCCGGACCCCGGTGAATTCTCCGTCGACGGCAACTATTCGTCCGACGACGAAGGCCAAAAAATTCTCCGTGCGGCGCGTGGGACGGGTGAAAAGCGCGTTTTCAGTGTGACGTTTCGCGACGGTTCGAAGTTTCTGTTCGTCGGGATGGTACGTCAGTACACATGGTCGGCAGGCGTCGACGGCATTGTGACGTCGACTTACAGCGTACGCGTCAGCGGTTCGCCGAAGGAAGTTCCGCCGATGGCTCCGCCGGCAGGTTGATCGATCTCGCGAACCATCAAGGAATAGATGATGACGAACAAGGTAAATGCCGGTGCGATTCGCGCCGCAATTCTCAACCCGCTGGCCGGCTGGCGGCATGAATTCATTTCGATGCCGGAATGGGACGGCCAAACCGTGGCGGTGCGGGAGCCGCTTCTCGAAGATCGCGCCTTCTGGCTTGAGCCGCTGCGCCTCGTTGCCGGTGTCGAGCCAGGCGACGACGAAGCGACGGCCCGGGCGAAGTATGCGCGTGTCAGTGCGGAAGAACACAAGCTGGCATCCGCGCGCCTGTTTGTCCGCGTGCTGTATGTCGAAACGTCGGCTGGCTGGCGTCGCGAGTTCGAGGACGGCGAAGCCAAAGAGGTCGCG